TACAGGGAGGCTTGGTATTGGTGGTCGAGTGTTTGCGAAGATTTGCTTGTAGAGTGCGGCGCGAACGAAACGGATCAGGTGGATGACGATGTTGAAATCACCCACTGGCAGCCGCTTCCAGAATTGCCGAAGGAGGAAAACGATGAAACGATTGACGGTTGAACACTGGCAAAATCTTGATCCGTGGGAATGCTGCGGGCAGGATAACTATTGCATACGCCCCAGCAATAAGCCGGGTGGGTGCCGAAATGGCTGCATCGTGCAGAAACTCTATACTCGCCTTGCACAATATGAGGATACGGGGCTTTCGCCGGAGGAAGTAAAAACGGAGCGATGGATTCCGCGCAGTGAGAAATTACCTGATGCCTTCGCATCCGTTCTGGTTGAAATGCCCGGTGAAGAGCCATTCCCGATAGTGCGAGAAGGCTACATATCCGATGATGGAACGTGGGTAGCAGGGAACTTTAAGCGAGAGCCGGGAGAAATTACGCGCTGGAGGCCAATGCCTGCGCCACCGAAGGGAGGCGATGGAGAGTGACAGACTGTTTCAACTCCAGTTGCCCTTTCCGGGATAATTGGAGCAGCAACCCCTACAAGTGCGAGTGCGTGGCTTGCCCCAACAGGGTTACAAAATCACATATTATCATGAGCAACCGAACGCTGGTGCAAGAAGAAATTAAATATCTTACGAAAAATGGAGGTATTGGAAATGAGTGAAAGGCAAGAACACCGCCAGCGCCTTAATGCTAGAATTGCTTACGCCGCCGCTATTGAGCGGTGGGCGAAGAATCAGCCGTCACGCATTCGGTTCTTTGCCGTCAGACGCTGGCTGAAAGAGATGCCGAGGAAGGAGAATTTTTATGAGGCTGATTGATGCTGATTTACTTACAACTGAGATTATAAAAATTTCTGGCGTTATACCTAATTTTAATGAGGATGTGGCGCTTTGCTCGGTCGATAGCATGCCCACCGTGCGAGCTGTATCACTCGCAGAGTTTACGTGTGTGCAGAAGCAGCTGATTTCGCGCAACGCCCAACTGCTGGACGCGAAAGAAAAAATGAAATCCATGGTGCCGGTTGTCAGGTGCCGGGACTGCATTACATTTGAGGAAATAGGCAAGCACCCCACCAACAATGGAGGAACACCATTTGGGTATTGCTATCATTGGCAATATGAGCAGGGCATGTCCCCAAATGAGGTAGACGGCAATGATTTTTGCAGTTATGGGGAGCGAAAGGTGGATGAAAATGGAAGAACTTAACGGCTACACCCCACCTGCCAGCTTGAATTTAAGCGACTTCCAGGATGCTATCGGAGATGCCGTAGTACAGGCGATTATAAAAATTGGTATCCGGGTGAATCGGGAAGAACTTCTGAAAGCTCTGAAATATGACAGAGACAGGAAAAATAAGGAATTGGAGGTACATGAATAATGGCAGAACAGGATTTCAAATTTGATGATGCGTTGCTCATGAAGACTGCCCGCGAGATGCTTGCAAAAAAATTGACCGAAACAGTGAAAGAGGTCGCCAAGTCCGGGAAATGGGAGATAACCGCCATCGAGCAGGAAGAATCTGACCCGGAAAAGATTCTCCGGAGGATGTTTGCAAAATACGCCTACGGCAACGTCCCGGAGTGGTTCGCCTCTGCGGTATCTGCGACGTTCTATGTGCTGTCTGTGGACAAGGGAAAGGGGATTGAGTGTATTTCCGTCTTGCACACGGCAACGGAACGGGCACCGGCTGAAATTCGGATGACGGCGCAGACAAAACTGCTTAGGGTATGCCAAGAAACCGGGATGCTCGACGGGATTGGGAGTTTTCCTGTTCTCTAGGGGGCAACATGGAGTACAAGGACGGCAGGAAGTACTGCATCGGGTGCCGGTATTTTTTCGGATACTACGAAGGCAGCCGGTGCTGTAATTACATATTCGTCAGCGGGGAAAAGAGGCCTTGCCCGCCTGGGAAGGATTGCACCGAAAGGAGAAAGAAAACGAAAAACAGGAGACGGAATTTAATATTATAGCTTTATCCCTGTATAGTATATAATATAATCTTATATCTTGTAGTGTGTATGTGTTATGGTAAAGAATATAAGTAAATCTACTAAGATAGTAAAGGAGGACAACGACTTTGGCGGAAAGCAATAAACTCAAAAAGAAGCCTTATCAAGTTCCTGATCTGGAACCAGGAGACAACACCAAGTACATTAACCATTCCATGACTATCATGAAGTGGGACAAGCCGGACATGGACAGCTTGGAGGCGGTACAGAAACGGTGCTTCGACTATTTCAGCCTGTGCGCTGAGAACGATATGAAGCCGACTTTCGCAGGATTCGCTTTAGCTTTCGGTGTGGACAGAATGACCATGTGGAGATGGTGCAATAATCAGCCTAGAAGCAGGGATTTAAGCGACTCTGTGCGTGACACTATCAAAAAAGCGAGGGATTTAATCAACGCTCAGATGGAGGATTTCATGCAAAATGGCAAGATTAACCCCGTTGCCGGAATTTTTTTGATGAAAAACAATATGAACTACACCGACCAGCAGGAAGTGGTCTTAAAGCCGGATAATCCGCTTGGAGAGCGGGCAGACCCGGAGAAGCTGCGGCAGAAGTATCTGGAAGATGTTCGCGGTAGCGGTGCGACTATCATTGACGCGGAGGGTGGAACGGAATGAGAGAAAAGACGGAATACGCCATCGAACGAATGTGCACAGAGGTTGCCCAAATCCGGATGCTGATGGAGGGTGGCGCTAGGAAACCCGCCTGCGACTTTTGCAGAGAGTGTGTGAACAAACCGGAAACATTCACCGTGGTTGCCCATAGCGGGCGGCAAATGACGGTGACTTGGAATTTTTGCCCAGTGTGCGGTCGGAAGCTCGAGCAACTATAACAGCGACTTTGACCCAGCGACTATAGCGACTATAAAAACGCCCCGGAGGTCTTGCGACTTTCGGGGCGACTTTCTGCGACTATGAAACGGGAATTTTCGGCTGCGACTTTGCGACTATGGCTCACGAGCTGGGAGCCTTGCGGGGATTTTCAGCCATGACGCAAAAACATGGCGGGAAATCTGATCGGGATCTGGGCTGCCTCTGGCGGGCCGTGGGGTGGCGCCCCTGTTCCGTCGCAGAGGGCAGAACGCCGGAGGGCGCAGAAAGCGACCAGACGGGCGAAAAGCTGCGGGGGCATCCTGGCATATCCGGCACAGGAATAGGCACAATGGCGGGCGCTGAGCGCCCCACACGCTGCATAAAATGCCGCACGGCGCTGTGTTGCGCCCATACGCGCCCATTTTAAGGCGGGAACGATGCTTGACGTTAATTTATATTGCCAGAATAAAAGCCGCTTAGAAAGCCGCTGAAAGCCTTACAGGGCATAGCAAGAGAAAAGCCCCGCCACGTTGGCAGGGCAAAGAGAAAGCCGACAATAGATGCCAGCGCCGCAGAACAAAGAAAGCCGCCCGGACAATGCCCGGACGGCTTGAAATATTATTTGCTGATCTTCAGCAGTTCCGCTAGCACAAGCAGCGGGAAAAACAGGATTGCAAGTAGTGCCACGGCTACACCCCCTTATATTTCCATTCTTGCAAACTCTTTCATTTCTGCGGCGAGGTCTTCCGGGCTATTTGCCCATCTGCTGATCCATTCCGGGAAATGCTGGGAAAGATAGCTTTCGAGGTTGTCGAGATTATCCGGCTTGGAGGCTATGAGCTTTATAGCCCCTACGAAATCCGCCGCCGCTTTCGCTACTCTTTCGGGCGTGTAAAGCACCTTGCAGGACTTTCCACCGGGGCAAATAAATTCCCGATCTTTTCCGGCGTGTTCGCAATGGCTCGCACAATTCTTGCAATTATCATACTTAACCATGATATAACCCCCCCTTAAAACAAGATAAACAGATTGGAGCAACGCCCGATAATGGCGTATAACTGCCCGGTTTCGGTATCTTCGACCAATCCGCCGTTAATGCCGTAAACCCCGGAGGAATAGCCCACTTTTTCAAGCCTGCGGAGCGTGTAAAGGTTCTCGGCGGGCTTGTTGGTGTAATCCTCAGCCACTCCGAGCCGCACAAGCTCCCGGAGCGCTTTCAACGTGTATTTTTTCATTTGGGCTGCACCTCCCCCCGGTATGCATTGACAACACGGCTTGCGGCCTGATACAAGGCTCTTGCCTGAGTGTCCAGCCATTCTTCCCGGTTGTTCGGCCTGCGCTCGCCGTTGCGGGTTTTCTTGAGCTCGGACGGGCAACACAACCGCTCGGCGATGTCGGCGTTGTAAATCAAGCTGGAGCCGCCCCAGCTGTATTGCTCCCAGTCCTGCGCCCCGTTCAGCATCCATTCCCGGCACTCTTTCTCGGATTCAGGGTCCCGGCCTTCGTATTCCGCCCGTTCTTTCAGTTCTTCTACCAGCTCCAGGGCGTAGGCATTGACACCCTTGCCCCATGCGCTGCGGTCTTTCCGGGTTTCCAGCTCGGCGGTGATTTGATCATAGATTGCCATTTTTATTTCCTCCTTGTAATTCTGCGGAGGCCGTGCTATAATAGCGGTGCCCCCTTGTGTGGCGCGCTCCCGGCTTGCTTTCCACGGCCTCCGGGGGCGCTTTTTGTTTACGGTGATACTATATCACGATTTACCGTAATTGTCAATAGGCAATTCAAGATTTATCGTAATTTTTACCGTATTTTTCAGTTCAGGGGTTGGGCTGTCCGGCACTGTTCAGCGGTTCCGGCTGCTGCCGGATAGCACCGGGGGCGGGGGATATGGCCAGGCGGATTGCTGGGCGGTTAGCCTACCTAGTACCGACGTAGCCGATTATCATCCCACTACACTTAAAAAATATTGAAAAAAACAAAAAAGGCGCTATAATATATGTGAGGTGATTTGGATGAAATATTTACAAGCAGAGCAAGAAATGTTCTATCAGGCAAGGGTTGGAACGATTTATGGCTGTTTTAGGGTTGAAAAAGTTGATTACGATTGGGACAACCACAGGCAGGTGTGGACACTGCGCTGTGTCCACTGCGGCCTTGAAAAGCAGACGCACAACGGGAAAGATTATGTAAAAGGCAAGAACAAAGGAATTTGCAAATGCCAGCGCGTGAAAAGTGCTCCCGCAAAAATCGTCGAAAAACAAAAAAAGCCTAGACACGAAGACCACGAATTATATAGCAGGTGGAGGGGAATAAAAAGGCGATGCAACCATGAGAGCGATAAAAACTATCCCAATTATGGCGCAAGAGGAATTAAAATGTGCGATGAATGGGAACACGATTTTATGGCATTTGTTGAATGGGCTAACCAGAATGGGTATGAAAAAGGGCTTACAATAGACAGAATTGACAACAACAAGGGATATTCTCCCGAAAATTGTCGCTGGATACCCAGAGGCGATCAGAATAAGAACAAGCGGAATGTAAAGCTGTATGACGGTGAAACCCTTCCTGATTTTTGCAAAAGAACTGGGCTGAATTATTCTGTCATGAGCGGACGGATACACGCTGGATGTTCTTTTGAAGAGGCTGTAGCAGAGGCCGTAAAGTGCAAAGTTGACAAGGATTTCAGAATAAAATGCGCAGAAAATGGGATTAAAAAGGAAACTGTTCTGAAAAGAATACGAAATGGAGTTCCACCAGAAATTGCCTTGAAAAAAGACGGTGTTCTCGGAATTGAAATAGGCAGAGAGACGAAAAGGCTGTCTGAGTGGTGTAAAATATACGGAATCACAGAGCCAGCGGTATATTACAGGGTAAAAAAGTGCGGAATGTCATATCAGGAAGCTATCACAAAGCCAAAAATGTCACGCACAAAAAAATAAGGAATGCCGCTGCCCACAAGTACCCGCAAAAATAAAAAGCCCCCTCTCCTTCTCGAAAAATCCCGAAAAAGAAAAAAGACCTCCAAACGGAAGTCTTGAAAGATTGGGAATGTGGGAAAAATCTAAAAAAGTTATTAAAAAATTATTTGACAACGCTTCTGTAAAGGTCTATAATAATAACACAGGGAACACCTGCTGGTAACAGATGTCCCCTGCGGTGGGAACCCAGACGGTTGCCACGAGCATACAAGTTAGTAGGTCGAGAGCTTAGCGCTCAAACAACCGTGAGCCGTTCTGCTGTGAACAGACGGCTCACTTCTTTCTGTTATGGAACTTGTCCCACGCTTGGACGAGAATCCAGCAGATAGACACAATCCAGAAAACATCTTGAAGAGTTATGTATGGTCACCTCCATGAGAAATAAATTTCCCGCGAGGGCTATACACACGCCTCCATTCCGCACTCGCGGGATGACAGGCAACCGTCTTTTTAACCGTACACCGTCTACAAAGGAGATAGGCTATGGCAAGCCAGGAAACTCGACGCGGACGGTGGGTTCCACGGAATTTATTATACACAGATTGCGAATAATGTCAACTTAATGAGAGCCATCCTTTGCGGGGGGTTCTCTTATTTTTTATGCTGCACAAAATCAACATTTCAAAAATCCCGCAAAAACAAAAAAGGAACTACCAATCCTAAAAAATCGCCAAAAATCAAAAAGAGAATTTATGCAGTCATACAAAAAGAGTTTACGGTATTGACTTCATGCCGTAATTATGGTAATATGTTATCGTAACAAAAGGAGGTAAGCGGATATGAAGAATGTCATTGCTTATGTGAGAGTTAGCACCGATGCTCAGGCTATGGGCGATAAGTTTGGAATCGAAGCGCAGAAGGAGCTTATCACAAGCTACTGTGATAGCCATGATATGATGGTATCTGAGTGGTTCGTGGATAAGGGCGAAAGCGGCGTAAAAGAAAACCGGCCTCAGCTTGATGCCATCCTTTACGGAGAAATGAAGAATCCGCCTATTGAGGCCGTGGTCGTTGCGAAGTCTGACAGAATGGCAAGAGACATCAAGTTGTACTATTACTTTATGATGCTGCTTGAAAAGCGTGGAATGAAGCTAATCAGTGCAACAGAGGAAGTAGTCAATGACGATACCGGCTTAGGAAATGTCTACAAGGCTCTCATGCTGTTTGTGGCAGAGCAGGAGCGAAACAATATCACCAAGAGAACAAGCGGCGGTCGTGCTGTTAAGTCGGCTAGTGGCGGCTATAGCGGCGGCAGGACACCTTACGGGTACAGAGCAGAAAACCGCCAAATGGTCATTGTTCCGGAGGAAGCAGAAACAGTTCGTGAAATCTTTAGGATGAAAGATGCCGAAGGCATGACATATCGAGATGTGACAGATGCACTAAACCGTGCCGGGAAACTGAACAAAAGCGGGAAGCCGTTTATTATCAGCACGGTTCAGACGATCTATGAAAACAAGAAAGTTTACCAAGGGTTCTATCGCTACGGAAAGCGGTCTAATAAGGACGCTGAATGGGTAAAAGGTCAGCACGAACCGATTTTGAAGGAGGAATAACCAAATGCAGAGAGTATGCAGCAAATGCGGAAGCGAATTACCCGATGGAGCAAAGTTCTGTTCCAAGTGCGGAACGGCGGTTACGGAGGATGTAGGGAGCGGTGTTAGATGCCCTAAGTGCAATTCCACGAATGTCACGGCAACACCGAAAGAGTATAAGCCAAAGCTGACAGTGCCACTTGTGATGACATTCGGCGGGTTCGGGTTGATGTTTTTAGGGGTTATCGGCTTGGCTGTTGGCGCTTTACTTGGGCTGGTTATCGGTGCAATCGTAAACGGTTTAGTTCCGCAGACATATCAGACGGTCATCACTTGTTCTGACTGCGGGTATTCAGGAGTATGCAAGGATGTGAAAAAGTAGATGGAATTTCTCTTGATTCTCCTGTTCCCCATATTCGTGCTGATAGAGATCATGAAGCATACAAAGTAATAAGCCTCCTGCAAGGGCAGGAGGAAAGCCGAAGGGCTGCTTGTGCTGAGATACGCACGGGCAGCCCTTATTTTTGTATCAGGAGGGAATTTATGAAAATCGACGTTTTGGGAGCAGAATATACGCTTACAGTAATTCGGGGAAGCAAAGAGCCAAGGCTCAAGGATTGTGACGGTTTCTGTGATGAAACTACGAAAGAAATGCTGGTCGAAAATTACGAAGACAGCAAGTGGGAACCAAATTGCAAGCAAAACCTTCCGGCTCAGACAAACAAGGTGAAGCGGCATGAGATCATTCACGCATTTCTATTTGAAAGCGGCCTTGCTGAAAACTCTTACTGGGCGCAGAACGAGGAAATGGTGGATTTCTTCGCAATCCAGTTTCCAAAACTGCTGAAAGCATTTGAACAAGCGGACGCTCTGTGAGGTGAGAGTATGGATTATGAGAAATTGTCAACCTCCATTCTGAGGGCTATCGAGAACAGACCGGGTGATATCGGGGCATACGAAGACCTGTTTTCCCTGTGTCAGGCATGGGCTGAGACTGATTTCACGGCGGCACATCGGGCGAATAAACAATTGAAGGATATGTGCGACCGAATGATGGATAAAGTGCCCATGTCTCAGGTGGAGGGGTTCTACAGCCTTTGGCGGCGGGGGCTATTGTTTGAGGCTCCATATGACTTTGACAGCTATCTCACCTATATGGAGCTGGACAGGCAGGCGAAAAAGCGGTTTTATCAGCCACGGAAGAAGCAGCTAAAGCCCGTGGTGGACGCGCTGCAAGCGCTGTGCGGGGATGACAAGCTGGATTTGCTGGCGGTTAGTTTGCCCCCCGGCGTAGGAAAGACCACGCTTGCAATCTTCCTGCTGACCTGGATTGCCGGACGCGACCCAAACAACCCGAATCTGACGGGCAGCCACTCCAATTCCTTTGTGCGGGGCGTGTATGACGAATGTCTGCGGCTGTTTGACTCAAAGGGGGAATATCTATGGCATGATGTCTTCCCTGCCGTTCAGGTGTCCAGCACCAACGCAAAGGACTGCCGAATTGACCTTGATAAGCGTCAGCGATTTGAAACGCTGGAATTTACCTCCATAGGAACGGGAAATGCCGGTCTGTACCGGGCGGCAAACCTGCTGTACTGCGACGATCTGGTATCTGGTATTGAGGTCGCGCTATCCAAAGAGCGGCTGGACAAGCTGTGGGAGACTTACACCACCGACCTGCGGCAGCGTAAAATCGGTGACAAATGCAAAGAGCTTCATATTGCTACCCGGTGGAGCGTGCATGATGTGATCGGGCGGCTGGAACGGGAATATGAGAACAACCCCCGGGCGAAATTCATTCGGATTCCGGCCATGAACGAGGATGACGAAAGCAATTTTGATTATGAGTTTGGCGTGGGGTTCTCCACCAAGTTCTACCGGGAACAGCGGGATATTATGGATAGCGTCAGTTGGAAAGCGCTGTATCAGAATCAACCCATTGAACGCGAGGGGCTTGTCTACCATCCTGACGAACTGCGGCGGTTCTTTGAGCTGCCAGCAGAGGAACCAGATGCCATTATCGGCGTGTGCGATACCAAGGACAAGGGCGCTGACTACGCCTTCCTGCCGGTTGGATATGTATATGGGCAGGACTACTATATCGGGGACTGTATCTGCGACAATGGGCTTCCTGACACAGTTGATGCAAGACTGTCTGAAATTCTGGTGCGGGACAAGGTGAAAATGTGCCGGTTTGAAAGTAACTCCGCTGGCCGCCGGGTCGCTGAAAAGATTCAGAACGAAGTGAAGAAACTGGGTGGCATCACAAACATCACGACGAAGTTCACCACGGCAAATAAAGAGACAAAGATCATTGTAAATTCGGCGTGGGTGAAGGAACACTGCCTGTTTCTGGATGAAAGCAAGTATAAGCGGAACACGGATTACGGCAGGATGATGGATATGCTATGTTCCTACACTGTAGCGGGAAAGAATAAGCACGATGACGTTCCAGACGGAATGGCTATGTTTGCTGAGTTTGCCCAAAGCTTAAACGGGGCGGTTATAGAGGTTTTCAGCAGGCCGTTTTAGCCAGAAAGTAGCCGATGGTTTACGAACGAGAATTAAGTAGACAACCATCCGCCACTGTGGTATAATGGTAAATGAGAAAATAGATTTCCGGAAAAGGGGGTGCGTAATACGGAGAGCAGGCGGTTATTCGGGCGTCGGGTAATTTACACCGAGGTTACGGATATAAACGAGGGGAATATCATCGACGTGCTACAAAAGGCACTGTTTACGCACCTGCAAAATCAGGCAGAGATTGATTACCTGTACTGGTATTACAAGGGAGAGCAGCCAATCCTTAACCGCGTAAAGGAAGTCCGCCCGGAAATCAACAACATGGTTGTGGAGAACCGAGCAAATGAGATCGTATCTTTCAAATCGGCCTATCAGGTCGGCGAACCAATCCAGTACGTAAGCCGTGGCGGGGACGAAGACATTTCCTCCGAAGTGCTGAAACTGAATGACTATATGCTGTCCGAAGACAAGCCGGAAAAGGATAAGGAACTTGCCGATTGGCTCTTCACTTGCGGTACCTCTTATCGAATGACTTTGCCGGACGTTCTGGCCGATGTGGAAGAAGACGAAGCGCCCTTTGAAATCTTCACTCTTGACCCAAGATACGCATTCGTGGTGTACTCTGTAGGGCTTGGACATAAGCCTATGATGGGTGTACGGTATGTTCTAAAAGAGGACGGAACGCTCGTTTTCTCCTGTTGGACAGAAACCAGGTATTTCGAGGTCTGGAACACATGGGCTGTTATTCGCGCAGAAGATCAGATTTTGGGAATCCCGATTGTGGAGTACCCGGCGAACATGGCTCGTTTAGGAGCATTTGAAATCGTGATTCCGTTGCTTGACGCAATCAACATGACGGAGAGCAACCGAATTGACGGCGTAGAGCAGTTCGTTCAAGCACTGATGCTGTTCCATAATGTTGACATCAGCAGCGAGGACTACAAGAAACTGCGGGACGAGGGCGCAATCAAGTTCAGGGATATTGACGCCACACTGAAAGCGGAGATTCAATATCTGACCTCCGAAATGAACCAGACCCAGACGCAGACCCTTGTGGACAGCATGTATGAAACGGTGCTGACAATCTGCGGAATGCCAAACCGGAACGGAGGGACTTCTACCTCTGACACCGGATCAGCGGTCATCATGCGGGACGGCTGGTCGGCAGCGGAAGCCAGAGCCAAGGACACGGAGCTGATTTTCAAGAAGTCCGAAAAGGAATTTTTGAAGCTGGTGCTGCGTATCTGCCGGGACATGGGGCATCTGAGCCTGAAACTATCGGCACTGGAAATCCGGTTCACGCGGCGGAATTATGAGAATATCGCGCAGAAATCAACGGTTCTAACCCAGATGCTTGCTTGCGAGAAGATCGCCCCTGAACTGGCATTTACACATTGCGGGTTATTTTCCGACCCGCAGTTGGCCTACCGAATGAGCATGGATTACATGGCCGAGCAGGAGAAAAAAGCGGCGAAGCTTGCCGCGCAGAACGGAGGGAACGGCGATGGAAGCGGAAACCAGACCGGCGGTCAGAGTGACGGCGAAGGAAATTCGGGCGATTGAGGAAATCATCCACCGCCGGAATCAGGCGGAAATCAAAGTCGAACAAGGCCAGATCGTGGTCATTGAGATTCGGCGCAAGAAGGTTAACTGACTGTTTGGCAAAGAGCGCCGCACCTTTCGCGGAAGAGCCACACCAAATGGTATAATTTGTGACTGCTCTAGGGAGCAGCGAACAGCCGAAGGGCTTCTGATACCAGAAATGGTATTGGAAGCCCTTCTTTTTTACACTGCGGCATCGATAAGCGGTAAGGCAAACAGAAACTTAAAATTAGGCGCGGCAGACAGCGAATGGGGTTCACCTCTCCCCCCACAGAAGGCCGTTCAAATCGGCCTCGCGCCATATATATCGCCGATGGCCTCCCTATCGGCGATGAAACCCGGAAACGGGCAAAGCGGTTCCCCGGCACCGTAAGCCGGGGATATGTGGGTTGTTAGCTCAGCTGGTAGAGCAACGGACTGTTAATCCGCAGGTCACAGGATCGAAGCCTGTACAGCCCTCCATAACAGCAGCAGGGAAGCTGCTCTATCAAAAACGCAGACGGGAGACAACCCGTAAAAACAGAGATCACGGCGGAGGGAACCGCCTCACCAAACGCAGGAGGAATAATTATGGCAAAAATCGACACAAATCTCATTGAAGGTTATGCGGACATGACCCCGGAACAGAAGCTTGCCGCTTTGGAGGGCTTTGAGTACGAGGACAACACCGCAGAACTGGAAAGGCAGAAAAACGCGCTGTCCAAGGCCAATTCCGAGGCTGCGGAATGGAAGCGTAAGCACAACGCGCTTCTGACTGACGAGCAGAGGAAGCAACAGGAGCAGGCCGAAAAGTGGGAGAACATGGAAAAGGAGCTGGCCGGTCTGCGGAAGGAAAAAACCGTTGCCGGTTACAAAGCAAAGCTGGTTGCGCAGGGCTATGATGAAGCCCTTGCGGACGCTACTGCGGCGGCCATGGAATCCGGCGATATGGCTACGGTTTTTGCCAACAACCAGACGTTTTTGGAAAAATACGCCCAAAAAGTCATTGCGGACAAGCTGAAAAGAACGCCCAGAGGCGCGGATGGAAACCCCGGCGGCGCAATGACCAAGGCGGATTTCCTGAAACTCGACACCAAATCCCAGATGGAGTTTATCAAGAACAATCCTGACTGGAAAACAATTTTGAAATGATTATGGAGGTAAAACATTATGGCTACTTATCTTGGCTTTCCGTTTGACCCCGAGCTGTTTAACTACAACTGGGCAAATGCGAAAGACCCCACCCTGACCGCGATGTTTGAGAGCGGTGCTGTCGCCCCGAACGCAGAACTGGCGGGCTTGATTTCCAACGGCTCTGACTTTTATACGCTGCCGTTCTACAAAGTCATTGGCGGCACTCCTGAGAACTACGATGGCGCAACTGACATCACCCTGACCGACCCCGAAGGCAGCGCTCAGAATGGTATCGTGTTTGGCCGCGCCCACGGCTGGAAGGAGAAGGACTTCATCGTTGATTACAACAGCGGTGCCGACCCCATGCAGCAGATCGTGTCTCAGGTGTCCAAGTATTGGCAGAAGCAGCGTCAGTCCATCATGCTGAAAATCTTGAATGCTGTGTTCGGTGTGACCGGCAGCGGTGAGTTTGCCGGTTGGGCGAACCACATCACTGACCTGTCTTCCGCATCCACCACTGTTGCGGATGCAAACAAGATGGGTGCGACCACCATTGGCGATGCGATTCAGAAGGCCGTGGGCGACAATCAGGACGCTTTCCGGCTGGTGTTCATGCACAGTAAGGTCGCCACCAATATGGCTGGCCTGAAGCTGCTGGACTTCCTGAAATACACCGACGCCAACGGCGTTGAGCGCCCCCTCCGCATTGGCACCGTGAATGGCATGACTGTTGTCGTAGATGACAGCTGCCCCGCCACCGCCGCTACCAGCGGAGAAAGTGCGAAAGCGGCCACCTACACCACCTACGTCCTCGGCCTTGGCGCAATTCAGTACGCCCCCGCCCCCGTGAAGGTTCCTTCCGAACTGACCCGTGACGCGCTCAAGGGCGGCGGCTATGACGCGCTGGTCACCCGTATCCGTGAAACCATGCACCCCAACGGTTTCAGCTTTACCAAGCCCACTTCCGGCTACACCGCTTCTCCCACGGATGCACAGCTTGCGGCATCTGCCAACTGGTCTATCGTGGCCGACCCGAAGACCATTGCTCTGGCAAAGATCATCACCAACGGCTAAGGAGGTTCACCATGTTCTATGTTTCTGACGGGAAAGTGTATGTGCGCGAGGGAGATCACTTTCGCAACGTGGGCTTTACCGCAAAGGACAAGGTGATTACCCGGCGCGAACTGGAGAGCACTTCTGTGGTGATGGGAACGGTAGTCGTTGATACACTCAACGACCCCGTACCGCTCACCCGCGAGGAAGTTATCACCAAGTTTGGTTTATCGGAGAATAATCCTATTCCCGTTATCAAGAAACCACGCAAGAAGGCGGGAGAACCCGTAGAATGAAAGGAGGTAAGAAACCGTGCAGGAAGCCGAGAAAAACGCATTGGTAAAAGCCATGGCGAATGAAACCGACGAAAGCACGGTTTCTGCCTACCTTGGCATTGCGGCAAGTAAGATTTGCCGCAGGGCATACCCGTTTGACCCTTCCATTATGGAGGTTCCGGAGCAGTACAGCTATCTACAGGTGGAGATTGCTACGTATCTTCTGAACAAGCGGGGCGGAGAGGGTGAGCTGTCTCACAGCGAGAACGGAATTTCCCGTTCCTACGAGAACGGGGACGTTCCGGAATCCATGATGCGACAGATCGTTCCCATGGCCGGGGTTCTGTGAGGTGACAGTATGAGAATCATGGAGCGAAACAAGCAAAGCTTCTGGTATCTGCTGTACGACCGGAAAGTGCCTGTCACCGACGAAGACGGCAACGAAACCGGCGAGGAAACTGTTGTGTACAAACCTGCCGTTTCCTTCCGCGCCAACGTATCCGCTGCGACCGGGGCTTCTCAGGTGGAGCAGTTCGGCAATCTTGCCGGGTATGACAAGGTCATCGTTACGGATGACATGACCTGCCCCGTTGACGAGAATACCGTGCTATTTCTGGACAAGGAGCCTGTGTATGACGAGGACGGGAAGCCCCTGTATGACTACATGGTCAGACGGGTGGCAAAGTCTCTGAACTCAGTGTCCATCGCCGTTACGAAGGTGAGCGTGTCGTGAGCTACAAGAAAATTGTGGTTCCGCTGTCGGTTTCCGGCATTCAGAAGATTCAGGATGAATTGAAGGAATACAAACGCTGGCAGAAGGACAAGGCAAAGGAACTGGCCGAAAGGCTGGCAATGCTGGGTGCTTCTGTGGCTTCCATCCGGTTCTCACGGGCTGTTTACACCGGGATGAGGGATGCAACCGTGTCCGTCGTGGCAATCCCGAATGGTTACGCCGTAAAGGCCGATGGGGAATCCGTTCTTTTCATTGAATTTGGAGCCGGTATCACCTACGGAACCGGGCACCCGGAAGCGTCGGAGTTTGGCATGGGGGCTGGCACCTACCCGGACGGGAAAGGTCATTGGGACGACCCCAAAGGCTGGTATCTGCCCAAAGACAAGGGCGGCGGCCACACATACGGAAATCCTCCTGCAATGCCCATGTATGAGGCGAGAAAAGCGATTGAGCAGGAGCTTCCGAGAATCGTTATGGAGGTGTTCAGGGCTTGACTGATATTGAAAAGCTGATCTATACCCCCATTGCCGAGGCTCTGCGAAAGCGCTTCAAGGGCATTGCGGTATCCGGCGAATATGTGAACGCTCCTCCAAAATTCCCCTATGTAAGCATCGTAGAGCAGGACAATTATATGTCCGCGAACAGGCTGGACAGCAGCGACCGGGAAAAGTTCTCAACGCTGATGTACGAAGTCAATGTGTACTCCGACAAGGCAGGAAGCAAGAAAAGCGTATGCCGGGAGATTATGGGCGTTATAGACGAAATGCTCTACAAACGGAATTTCACGCGAATTTCGTTGTCCCCTGTTCCGAATATGGAAAACGGGACGATTTACCGTCTGGTAGCCCGGTATCGGGCGGAGACGGACGGCGGAACAATTTACCGCAGGTAAATATGCTTTACCTTTCCGCAAGGGCGGAAAGAGAGCCGAAGGGCTGCTTCACAGGAGGCAGCCCGTTTTTATTACAACGAAAGGATGATTAAACATGGCCATAAGCACGTATAAAGTTTTCCTGATGAAAAAGGGAACCACCGGCAACACCTACGAAAAGCTCATTGACATCAAGGAGTTCCCTGATCTGGGCGGCGATCCGGAGATGCTGGAAACCACTACCCTGTCTGACAAGATGCAGACCTACATCGCCGGTATCCAGTCCTTGGATGCCCTCTCCTTCACGGCGAACTACACCTTGGATGACTACAAGAAGCTGGTGGCTCTCAACGGAAAGACCGAGAGCTACGCTGTGTGGTTCGGCGGAACCGGTGACGGCACGAACCTGACCCCTACCGGCTCTGACGGCAAGTTCAAGTTCGATGGTCAGCTGACTTGCTACCCCACCGGCGGCGGCGTCAACGAGGTTGTAGACCTGAACATTTCCATTGCCCCGTCCACGCCCATTGAGCTGGACGACGCGACCTGAGCCAAAACACAGACCACACATTTTTAAGGAGGATTAGCGATGGCTAAGAAAATCTGCATTCCCTACAACGGCAAGAAGTACACGCTGGAATTCACCCGCTCCACGGTTTCCGCCATGGAGAAGACCGGGTTCTCCATCAATGAGCTTGGCGACAAGCCCGCTACCATGATTCCCATGCTGTTCAGCGGCGCTTTCGCGGCCAATCATCCCAACACCAAGGTTGCTACCATCAACAAGATTTACGACGGTCTGAGCAATAAGACTGGCTTGGTAAAGGCGCTGACGGAAATGTACTCCGAGGCCGTGTACACCCTGCTTTCCGATGATGAAGAGGAAAACGAGGGAAACCCCGGCTGGGAAGCAGTCGAGTAAGCGAACTTCTTTCCGAAAACGGAGGGGGTGGGGAGACCCCTACCCCCTCTTACGCTTACACAAATATCTTCAAGAAGTTATTCCCGTACTATCTTGCAATCGGAATGACCTATGACCAGTTCTGGAATCAGGACGTGGAACTGGTGAAAGCCTACCGGGAGGCTGACAAGATCAAACGGGACTTGAAGAATCAGGATATGTGGATGCAAGGGGCTTATTACTATGAAGCCCTTCTGGATGCCGCCCCGGTTCTGCGGTTCAGTTTCAGCAAGAAGCCTCCGAAGCCGGTTCCCTACCGGGAGCAACCATTTGAGCTGCACACTGGGCAGCGGAAAGCGGCGGATAGTGGAGAAAAGCAGCTGACCCAGCAGGAAAAGAGCGACAAAAAGGCGAAAGCCATGATGGAGATGTTTATGGTATCCATCAACAAGAAATTTGAGAAGAAGGGCGGTGAAGGGAATGGCTGACAATGTGGAAATGCAGGGCATTGAATTTCAGATTGTGAATGACAGTGCCGCGGCATCTGCGGGTGTAGAGCAGCTGGCCAAGAAACTGGCGGCGCTGAAATCATCCATCAGCGGTTCCACAACTGCCCTTTCCAAAGTTGCAGCGGGAATTTCGCAGATCAAGAATGCCGTGAACAACATGAATACCGGCGATTTTGCGAACAAGATAAACCGCATTAGCAGCTCCCTGGGCAATCTGAAAGACCAGACGGATAGCCTGAAAATCTCCGCGTCCATCGGAAACCAGCTGGCGGCCATCAATCAGGCAATCACCAATCTGCCGGACACCCCCGGAGAAAAACTGCGGAATCTGGCATCCGGATTGCAGCCTCTGTCCGAGCTTGGCCGGTCTAATATGACTTCCTTCATCAACCAGCTGAAAAAGCTGCCAGAGGTCATCCAGGAGCTTGAAAAAGCGGACATTGGCAAGTTCACTCAGCAGATGAAAGACTTGGCTTCGGCCATGAAACCGTTTGCTGACGAAATGAACAAGGTTTCCTCCGGGTTTTCGGCATTTCCAAGCAGAATTCAAAGGCTGATTACATCGACGGAGCAGTACAACGGTACGGTAAGGCGGGCAACCACAAGCACAAATGCTTGGAGCAGTGCGCTCAAAGCAATCAGCTTTGCGGCCATATACCGGGCGGCGGCAAAGCTCCTGGGTATCGCAATTGCAAAATCGTCCCAGTATACGGAGGATTTGAACCTGTTCACCGTTTCAATGGGAAAGTACGCCGAAGAAGCCTATAACTACGCCCAGAAGGTTTCTGAGGTAATGGGCATTGACCCCGCTGAATGGATGCGGAATCAGGGCGTCTTTAACACCATTATCACAGGTTTCGGTGTGGCTGGTGACAAGGCAGCGTTCATGGCCAAGAACCTGACGCAGTTGGGTTATGACCTTGCCTCCTTCTATAATATCGATTTTGAATCGGCAATGCAGAAGGTTCAGTCCGGTATTTCCGGAGAACTCGAACCTCTGCGGCGGCTGGGCTACGACCTGTCTGTTGCCCGGTTGGAGCAGGAACGCTTGAATCTTGGAATTGACAAGAGCGTTTCCAGCATGACGCAGGCGGAGAAATCCCAGCTGCGGTACTACGCCATGATGACGCAGGTAACGCAGGTGCAAGGTGATATGGCGCGAACGCTGGAAAATCCGGCAAACATGCTGCGGGTACTACGGGCGGAACTGGAACAAGCCGCACGTGCCGTTGGAAACATCTTTATTCCGATTCTGACGAAGGTTCTGCCAATTGCTATTGCCGTGGCAAGCGCCTTGCAGGAAATCATAGCGGCCATTGCCGCCCTGTTCGGGGTAACGGTAAAGTCCCCGAAATGGGGGGATGCGATTGGGAGCGCTTCTGCCGGGAGCGGCGCCATTGCCGACAACATGGACAGTGCCGCTGGGTCTGCCAAGGAGCTAAAACGCTACCTCGCCGGGTTTGACGAACTGAATGTTCTCCCCGACCAGAATCAGGGCGGCAGTGGAAGCGGAGCCGGTGTAGGCGGTGGAGACCTTGGCTTGGACTTGCCGGGGTATGATTTCCTGAAAAATGCAGTAACCACACAGATTGACGAGTGGAAAAAGAAACTGGAGCCGCTTGTTTCCTTTGTTAAGGAAAATCTGAAAGAGATCCTGGAGCTTATTGCCACAATCGGAATTGCGCTACTTGCATGGAAGCTGTCAAACAATTTCCTTAACGGAATTATGGCGCTCAAAACGCTTGGGAAAAACGGCCTTTCCATTCCGCTTACGATTTCCGCAGGCGTGATTCTAACCGCCACAGGATTTACAATCGAGTTCAGCGGCATCAAAGATGCTATCGAGAAAAAACTCAACAGTTTCAATTTCGGAGAAATTATTCTTGGTGGCCTTACTGGAACAGCTGGTGCCGGACTTTTGGGGAAGGGCATCGGGCAGTTTATAGCAAAAGCGTTTGGGGAAAGCGCCGTGGCAAAGGCAATCACAGCTGGTGGTGGAACGATAAGCACAGGGCTTATCGGGGCAGCTATCGGTGGAATTGTTGCTGGAATCCCAATGTTCGTTACCGGTGTATACGACGCAATCATGAATGGCCTGAATATCTTGAATGGATTGCTGGTTCCTGCCGGGGCAACAATGGCGGGCGCTGGAATCGGTGCCATTATTGGCTCCCTAGGAGGCCCGATTGGCACCGGAATAGGCGCATTGATTGGCCTAGCAGTAGGCGCACTGACAGACCTTGGCATTCTAATTTACCAGAAATGGGATGAAATTAGTACTTGGTTTTCGGAAACTTTTTCCTCTATAGGGGAATTACTATCCGGGGTATGGGGCTCTATCACAGAAACATGGGGGAGCGTTTCTGCATGGTTTAATACAAATGTTGTTAAGCCTGTTGAGAAATTCTTCTCTGGCTTATGGGAAGACGTTTCAAGCACTGCTGGCAAGTGTTGGGAATCAATTTCTGGTGCTTTCGGAGATGTGGCGGAATGGTTCGATGTGAGCATAATTCAGCCAGTATCTGGCTTTCTCTCAGAGCTGTTGATGAATGTTTCAACTTGGGCTGGTGGAGCGTGGCAAAAAATTACAGATTTCTTTTCCCCCGCTGTTACATGGTTCTCTGATCTCTGGGAGAGCGTAAGTCAGACATTTGAGGACGTTTTCTACAACATCGGAGTGATTGCAAACGGAACATGGGAAACCATAAAAATTGTTTGGGGGATTGCTTCCGAATGGGTGGACACAAACGTTATTCAGCCAGTAGCAGGATTCTTTAGCGAGTTGTGGACGAATATATCCGAGTGGGCGGTTAGCGCATGGGAAAGCATCACAAACGCGTGGGGAGAATTTACACAATGGGTCGAAACAGACATTATTGTCCCTGTTGGAGAGTTCTTTTCCAATTTGTGGTCAGATATTCGAGTATGGGCAAGTGATGCGTGGATTGGGATAAAAAACACCTTCTACGAAGTGGGGAACTGGTTCGATACAAACGTTATCCAGCCGCTTTCTAGCCTGTTTTCTTCCCTTTGGGACGGAATAACGAAGTGGGCTTCCGACACATGGACGAAGATTTGCGATGGCTTCTTGACTGCATACAACTACATTAACACCCATTTCTTAACGCCTTTGAGAACAGCTGTGGCGACGGTATTTGACGGGCTGGTTGGCGCAGTAAAAGCAGCACTGAATGGCGTAATATCTGCATTAAATTCCGCATTGCGCTGGATATTCGGCGGAATCAACAGCATTTTACGCGACCTAAAGAATTTCAGCATTGCCGGATACTCGCCATTTGCGGGGTTGAGAACAATTAGCGTTCCTCAAATTCCGATGCTTGCCGACGGCGGTTTTGTAGACCAAGGTCAACTCTTTATAGCCCGTGAAGCGGGCGCAGAAATGGTTGGCTCTATTGGCAGAAGAACGGCTGTTGCCAACAATGACCAGATTGTTGAGGGTATCGCAACGGCTACCCGTGAAGGAAACGAAGACCTCATCAACGCCCTGTATGCTGTCGCTCAGCAGATTATCGCGGAAATGCGCAATCAGGACAACGGAGGTGGCGGTGGATATGACTTCGACCGGGCTGTCCGGGATGCTCAGCGCAGGAACGCAAGAATGTATGGATAAACGGAAGGAGTGAAAACGGCATGAAGATGATGCTCAAGATAAACGGCGTGGACTTCATGCCGTTCATCGCCAAACAGGGCGTAAAGTGGCAGCGCAACGACATTGATGCACCTAATTCCGGGCGCACAATGGACGGAACAATGCAACGTGGCCGGGTGACAACCAAAATCCGTCTGGACATCACCTGCCGCCCGCTAAAGGCTGAGGAAGCTATGACCGTGTTGCATACCATTCTCCCGGAATATGTGACCGTGGACTACTACGACCCTATGAGCGGGTACCGCAACAATGTGACCATGTACTCCAACAATAACCCTGCATCTTTCCTGATAGAGAAGCCGGAAGACGATTGGTGGAGCGGCATTACCTTTCCCCTGATTGAGAGGTGACGGGCGCTTATGCAGAACGTATCACAGGAATACCGGGACATTGTAGCTGGCAACCACTGGTTTGAAAACCGCCTCTGCATCGGTGATACCGGAAGGCTAATTGACAAAAGCGGAAGCGCAATCACGTTCGGCGGAGTGCGCATTCTGGTAGATAGCGGTGGCGCTGAAACCGGCTACGGTGAAGAACTGCTGATATCCATGGAGCAGAAGCAACCGCTTCATTCCGATTCTCCTGACGTTGGAAAAACCTGCGCCGGTGAGATCAACGTTGAAATGATTCATCCCTATGGTGATATCCCCAAACGTGCGCTTCTTCGGCCATACGTCAGAGCTGCAAATGAGAATGCCGTCTCTGAATGGCTGCCACAAGGAAAGTATTACATTGACAAACGGAGCGAAGGAGAAATCGGCGACCGGACAAAACTAACGCTCCACGGATACGACGGAATGCTTCTTCTGGAAGAAGACTATCCGGCAGAATCCTCACTTAACTGGCCTGCAAGTGACATTGAAGTTCTGAAAGAGATTTCCGATGCAGTCGGCATCTCGCTGGATAGCCGGGTATATCAAATCGTCACTTCTGGTTACGAAATCCCGTACCCTGCCGGGTACAGCTGCCGCGAGGTCATTGGCTACATCGGCGCAATGTACACCGGCTCCTGGGCTATGACGGCCACCGGAGAATTGATGCTGGTCACGCTCACGGGTCTTCCGAAGGAAACCAACTATCTGATTGTTGGCGGAAGCGATAACAGAGCGATCACGTTTGGAGGTGCCAGAATCCTTGTTTGATAAGTTCATCATCGGGTCTGCCGCCGACAGCCTGAAAATATCAGACCCACTCAGCGCGTACAGCCGCGTCACGTTGAAGGTTGCTGACGGCGTGGAGTATACGGCGGGTACAGACAGCGGCAAGGAACTGATCTCCGAAAACCCTTTCGGAACTCAAAAAATGGCAAACGATATGTTGGCCAGAATCAACGGCTATTCCTACCAAACATATACGGCTACAGGCGCAATCTTAGACCCGGCGGCGGAGATTGGAGACGCGGTTCAGGTTGATGGAACCTATGGCGGCATTTACAGCGTGTCAAAGTCCTACGGGAAAATGATACGCGCGGATGTTTCCGCCCCCGGCTCTGAGGAAATCGACGAATCCGTTCCCTATAAATCCCACGAAACACGTAAGGTAGAACGTCAGTTTATAGAAACCCGGGCGCAACTGAAAATTCAGGCCGACCAGATTTCCGCCGAAGTCTCTGCCCGTATCGAACAGGGAGATGAACTCACCTCGCGGCTGGACATTCAGAGTGACCAGATCTCCGCGCGGGTGACCAAAACCGGAGGTAGTAGTTCGTCCTTCGGCTGGGAGCTGCTTGACGATTCCTGGACGGTCAAGGCCAACAATACCACGGTGTTCCGGATCACCAAATCCGGTGCAGAAGTCCGTGGAAAGTTCATCGCCTTAAGCGGCAAAATCGGCGGTCTTGATATCCAATCCGACTACCTCAGCTATAACAATCAGGTCTGGAACGGCACCAACAGCCGGGGTATTTACATTGGTGTCAACGGAATTCAGTGCGGCTCTGAGGCTAACGGCGTGCAGATTACGCCGACTGGGAATCTGTACGCTGAGAATGGCTATTTCCGGGGAAGCGTCAGCGCCGGAAGAATTGACTATGGCGGCGACGATGGCTATTTCAACGGCGGCGGCATTACTTCCGGCAGTATCTCAGGCGGCTACGGCGGGCAGATATATGGCGGTTCTATCGGCAATTACGCAGTATCCGGCGGTATCAACACCTCCCTTGGGTATGCGGATTTTGCAAATGGTGTGTTCAATGGATGGAATACAGCGCCTAGTTTATCAACCGAAGATAAAGGACTGGTAATTGGAGGCCATACGATAGCTATAGCTTCTACATCGTTCAGGGATGGAAACGGCGGAACAGTATCTATAAAATACCTAACATGGATTTGATATGACTGATTATAATAGGAGGTTTCGATGGAAAAACTGAAAACCGCAACAGGCAAAGAATTCGACTGCGATTATTTCAACCCCTTTCCCCTGGTGGGGCAGATAAACATCCGTATTCTCGGGGAATCCCTGGCGACGATTGCCACGGTATTTGCAAACCCCGCTGAGACGGTGCAAATGTGGTGGGAAGGGCAGTACGCCGCCCAATATACGAAGATAATCGCTATCGTACCGGAAACCGGCGCGGTGCGCGTCGTGCTGGGAAAGGAGTAGAAAATGAACCCTGTAATGAAACTCAGGGCAGTCCTGAATACCCTTGAGGGCGTTCAGGTCGCAGGCCGGGAAAACTGGGACAGGATGCTGGGCAGTATGCAGGCCGTTGAGGAAGTGGTGCAGGAGCTGTCTGCGCCTCCTGCGCCCGAAAAAGAGACTGACGTTGAGGAGGGATGACTTATCGCAGATAAAGCAATATCCGAGCTGATTGCCGCTGAACAGGTAAAAGCAACCGACCTTCTTGTAATGGAGCAGGACGGCGCGGCAAAGAAGCTGACGGGACAAATTCTGCTGAACTGGCTGACCGCCGCCGCTGACGGCCATGGCGGTATCAGCAGCATCGTGAAGCAGTCCACCAGCGGCCTGACGGATACATACCGCATTACGCTTGCCGATACGACTACCTTTGATTTCAACGTGTCCAACGGCAAGGGCATTGCAACCATTGCCAAAGTCTCCACCAGCGGCCTTGTGGATACATACCGCATCACCTACAACGACAGCACCAGCAGCACGTTTACCGTCACGAACGGCGCAAAGGGCGATAAGGGCGACAACGCATACGTCTGGATTCGGTACGCGGCGCAGAAGCCCACGGCAGCTTCTCATAGCTTCGGTGTTCTCCCTGACAACTGGATGGGCGTATACAGCGGCAATTCCGCAACTGCCCCAACGGATTGGACGCAGTATCAGTGGTTCGAGATCAAGGGTGAAAAGGGCGATACCGGGAACCCGGCGACGCTCAACAGTTCTGCAATCAGCTACCAGACAAGCGATTCTGGTACGGTCGTTCCGTCCGGGACATGGTCAAGCACGATCCCGACGGTGTCGCAGGGTAAATACCTGTGGACAAGGGTCACGCTTGCGTTCAATACCGGCAGCGCCGTCACCTCTTACTCTGTCTCCCGCATGGGCATTGACGGCACTGGTGCGGTATCTAAGGTCTGTAATATAGCGCCCAACTCTAGCGGAAACGTTGAGCTGGAAGCCGAAAATGTTGGAGCACTTCCCAGCACCGGCGGCCTGATGACTGGGCATATTGTCATGAACTCCAATCAAGTCAAAATGCTGGGTGCGCCTTCGGACAATGCCGACGCGGCGAACAAGAGCTACGTTGACACGGCTCTGAACAGCGTCAAGACGGTTTCCGTCTCTGCTACCCTGACCGTTGCCGGTTGGTCTGCCAGCGCCCCGTATACCCAGTCTGTTACGGTCTCCGGTCTGACGGATACAAAACGTGCGATGGCTTATCCAGTGTACGGGAGCAACACGGCCACCAATCTTGCGCTGAAAGAGGCGTGCGGCATGGTGAGCTTCGCTTCCCGGTCGGGCAGCACGCTGACGTTTACCTGCCTTGAGGACAAGCCCACGGTGGATATTCCGATTACGGTGGAGGTGTACGTATGAGCATTGCAGTGCCTTTATATGGATTTGGAGCCAGCGGTGGCGGTTCCGGCGGCACCCTTACCGTCACAGCCCCGGCGAACGTCACTGTGACTGTTTCCAAAGACGGCAAGACGAAGACCAAAAACTCCGGCACCAGTGGTGTGGTGGTCTTTAAGGGACTTGCAAGTGGGACGTGGACACTTACGATTACGGATGGGTCACAAACCTCATCTAAGCCTGTTGTCGTCACTGCCGATTATTCAACCGTGATTGCATTTTTCACAGCCACCATCAATATCACCTATCCTGCCGGTTCGA